CAGGTTTGAGTGGTGTTTTCAAAAAGTCTTAGGGCTGTGCGTCCATACTCTCTATCAGCCCGAGCGCACACTTCGTCTCGTTCAGCAGAGTCTCAAAGTCGGACAGCATCTTATCTTTACTGCCTGTGAGCCCGAAGTACCGCTTAACAGCGGTCACTTTCCAGCCCCGATGTGGAATCATACCCATACGAACCCAAAGCTGTAAGTCGCGATGGCTACAGAGCAAGTTCCAATAGGCGAGTGGCATCGGCTTGCCGTTTACTTCCATCGACGTGTTAAAATCTTGGTAGAAGCGGGTGTTCTGTGCCTTAGCGAGTCTAGGGTAAGCGGCGTGGTCGAACATTATTTTGTCTCCTGTGAGGCTGTCTTGTTGTTCTGTTGTTCGAGCGCATCTGCGATGCGTTTTAACTCTTTAGAGATCGTCACGAGTGCGTTGATTGCTTTAGGCACTTGTCCTTCAAAAAACGACTTCCCCATAAGGGTTTGAAAAAAGTGTGGCATTACGTGTCCTGTGGCGTGTCTTCGGTCATTGTGATCCATACGCTTATCGGCACAGCGACCCATTCGTTTGGTATGGGCGCTTTAACGGCTTCTAGGCGTATGACGATAGCGGGGTCTTTCCCAACAAGCGTCGCTTGGCGGTAGATTTCGCCAATGACTTGCTCGTTAAGCGTGTAGCGGTTTTTATCCGTCGTCTTACATTGCATCACGAAACGTTCTGTCGACACATCACCCTTGTAAGAAAGCCACGGAGACGCACCGCTGTTGGGTTGTGTACGACCGCCTACTTTCTTAGCGGTGTCCCGCTCATGTGCATCGCCTCGCTCACGATTCGTGGCTCTAGGAGAGGTGTCGAATACGTTGGGACGCGGCTTCTTACCTTGCGGTTGGAACATGGGTGTGGTCGATTTCGTTTAATCAGTAATAGAAGAATCGGGATATAGTGTAAATATACACGAAACCTTATCGTCTGTCAAGCAGTATTTAACGCTCTTTGTTTTGGTGATTTTGGATCGCTCGGTTTAGGTAAAACACAGCTTTTTCGAGGTCTTGCACATATGTACCTTCAGATTTAACTCCAGCGCGACATATGTATTTCAATGCGTTCCCTAGACAGAAGTCGAGTTCCCAATCTTCGATGACAGTAATCGCCTCAATGCCGTCGGGTCGATAGTGGGGCGGGTGTTCGACCGCGCTTTGGGTTTCAGGCTTAGTCTGCATCGCGTCAATAAATCGGCTTCTCATAGCGGAGATGGCTTTATTTGGATCATGTTCATTCATGGTTGTGTCCACGCATTTTCTTTTTCGTTAATGCGCTGTAAGAGCGCAGCACGCAGCTTAGGCATTTCATTAAGCTTCTCAGCGGCGCCTTCAGAGCCTTGAGCTTTAATATCTTTAGCGAGCGTGTACCAAGAGCCTTGTCGTTTAATCAAGCCCCAAAACTCTGCTTGCTTAATGATTTGTTCCGAGACGTTGGAAGACCCAGCGGCTTGTGAGTCGTGTCCTTTAAAATAGAAGGTAAAGCCTGCCGTTCGGTTTGGCGGTGCCGTCTTATTCTTCTTAACAGTAATTTCCATTTCGTGTCCAACAGGGCGCTTCATTGCGTCTTCGATCCATTGCTTACGTTTACAGCGAATAATCATTGATGCCGCAAATTCGATCCCTTTGCCGCCGGGAGAGGTTTCGGGGCTTCCATAAATCACGCCCACTTTCATACGAATTTGGTTAATCAGCAGGATTGTGGGCATAAAGGGCTTATCGAGCGATCCTGAGTTTTGTGCAGACACCCATTTACGCATCGCTTTATTCATAAGACGTGCGTGTGTGCCAACTTGCCACTTCTCAGCGGATTGTTCGATTTCGACACTAGGGGTGAGTTGCGCCACAGAGTCAACGACGAGCAAGTCACATTGTCCCGATCTTAGGAGCGCATCGGCAATATCTATCCCTTGTTCAGCGAACTCTGTACGAAGCACATAGGTAGCGTCGAGATTGACACCTTGCTGTCTTGCCCAATTGTTATCGAACGATCCTTCGGCATCGAACCAACAGGTATTCATACGCTGTGGTTGCGGGCAACAGTCCACATGTGCTTCGGTGCGAGTGACAGGATCCATGACCGCCAATGGTGTCCCGCAGTTACGGCACATACGCCCAAAGGCGGCGGCGATCTGTAGCGCGAGGATACTCTTACCCGAAGAAAACTCTCCAAGCAGGGTCATAATTTTGCCGGTCGGGACGCCACCACCAATTGCCCAATCAAACGCAGGTATATCTGTGCAGATGCGGTTTTGGCGAGATAGCGCATCACTCTCAGACGCATTGACAACAGTCGTAACCCCGTAGCGCTTATTTATTTTTTTTAGCAGATCGCCAAAATCAGACATAGTTAATCCTTAGAGTTATTTACCTGATTGACCTTATTCGTGAGCTCGGTTTCGACGAGACGCCAAGCCTCGTCATAAGCGCGGTCGATCTCAGGCACAGCGCACGGGAGCGTGACAGAAGCTTGGACACGTAAGCTTTCGTAGTTCCCGAGGTTTTTGGTAATTGACCCTTCAACGCTCACGGACGCCAAAGGCACGTTATCGGGATAGGTCTTGACGGTAATCTTCTCGGTGGTGGTGGCATCTTGGCGTGGGTAGCGTGTCTCAATAATGACAGAAGACTTCTTTGTGGTTGTTCCCATAATTGGTTCCTTTAGATTAACAGGTTTTAGTAGTGTTTTCAGTAAAATCTAGTCGTGCTTAACAAAGCGTTGCATACGAATACCTAGAATCAAATCGGAGAGGCGCGCTTTCAGCGCAATCGAAAACTCTCCATTCACGTTAAAGCGTCGCTTATCAACGTTTTGCTTGTGTAAGTGAGCTTGGTACGTCTCGGAAATAATTGCCACTTGGTCGTCGGTATAGAGCCTGTGACCGCCTTCGGAGCGGTAGAGTGTGGCGGGTAACACCGCTGTCCTCTCCCAACGGCGCAAGGTAGCGACAGACAGCCCGACCTCTAAGGCAAGTTGTCCAATCGAGTAGAATTGGGCGATACAAGAGCCGTACTCAGGGTGTTCCACTTTGAACTCTTTAATACGACGCTTGTCAACAGTACGTTTTGGTCCGTTACGCTTACGTGCCTCTTTCTCACGAGCGCGTTGTCGCTCGCGACCCTCTTTAATCCGTTGTCTGTATTCCGGGTCGTTGCGGTAGCGCTCGCGACGCTGGATAGCCAAGCGCTCTTTGTTCGACTCGTACCATGAGCGTTGTGCATTACGTTTTGCCAATGGCGAGGTGGAAGGTGACGTATTGACGTTTTCTTTAGTCTCTAAGAGGTCGTCAAGGTTCGTATCTTTTGTATCAGTCATTGGGGCTCTCCAGTAAGTTGTGACGCTTAAGTGAGTCGATCATAGTCGCCTTTGCGTCTTTGGACGGTGTGACGCGCATAGTCGTATAGGCAGTCCCTCCAAAAAGCGCAGATGCCTCATCATTCGACAAGATGCCCGCAGAGATAAGGCGTTGAAGCGTATCTTCATTTGCATCGACAGAGCACTTACCCCAATCGCGAGGCAGTTGACCTTTCTCTAGGAGAAGGGAATAGAGCGCCTCTTTGTCGATGCGAGCATGGAAGCCTTCAGAGATGGTGACCTTGCCCCAATGAGTCGTGTGAGATTGGCTCTCAGTGCCGAGTTCTGCTTTAAGCGCAGCGCGGATTTCTTTAATGCGGTTTTCGTACAGTTTAAGCAAGATAAGCTTATCGTACGTCGACACCTCATTAGGATCGGGAACGTCAATCGTGACAGGTTGCTGATTCATGATTCTCCTTTGAGAAGCAGTCGTTGTATGGGTTGGTGAATGAAAGATTTTGTTTTCATTCATTATGTATAATATACACGAAAACTTGTTTTCTGTCAAGCGGTTTTTGATGCTTTTCGAAAATTAAAGAAATATCTTGCATAGATATAAGTGGGTTTGCAAAAAAGTCTAGGGAGACGCAACATCGCTTAACGCACGTTTAAGCGTATAGCCATTTTGTGCATACTGCTTTTTCCGCTTACGCGCGAAACCCTTCAGCATCCCCACGTTGTCGATAAAGTCAAGCACAACAGGCTTCTTTTTATCGGAATGTGGACGTAATATACGCCCAATCGCTTGGGTCACGTTCGTCTTAGGAGACGCGAGGAAAAGCGTATCTAAGCGCGGAATGTCAAGACCCTCTTGTGCCATCGAATACGTGCCAATAATTAAATCAGCGCGTTCAGCATCTTCTCTGTCAGAAGCTTTCATACCGCCTAGATAGGCAGCGACCTGTAAATCTTTAGGCATGTCTTCGCGTAACGCCCTTAAAGATTCAAGACGCTCAGAACACTTAAATGCTAAATACGTCACATGCTGTCTACGGTCACATAAGATTAAAACCTTACGCCCTGTCATAAGAGAACGTACCGCATAGTCAATAATGACCTCTGAGCGCATATCGTCCTTAGCTAAAACAGTTATAAGCTTGCTAATAGACACCTGCCCGTCCCATAAAATATAGTCTTTCATCGGGTACGTGTAGTTAAACTCTATCGGGTATATATCCGCAGACAATAAGTTACCCCGCACCTCGTGTTCAATCGACCCTATATGTGACATAAAGACACGCTCTAAACCGTCCGATCTGTCCGGTGTTGCCGTCAATCCAACACGATAACGTGCGTCAAAACGCCCTATCGCATTACTCCATAATGGCGCAGAGAAGCGATGTACCTCATCTGTTATAATCGTCCCAAACCCTTCGTAACAAGACGCATCGTAATCACGACCCATAATAGATTGAACCATCGTAATCACAACATCTTCGGAGCCATTCGGCTCTTGATCTCTGCGCCATAAACCCACAACAAGATCGGGGAAGATTAAATTAAGCGTGTCTTTAAATTGCTGCATTAAAAATTCTTTATGTACCAAGACGAGCGCACGTCGCCCTAGTTGCTTAATTAAATAACAGCCCATGACCGTCTTGCCTGTCCCACAACCGCCAACAAGTATCGACCCGCCTTTCATTGTCGTGGCGCGATAGATCGCCTCGACAGCATCTTGTTGGTAGTCCCTAAGAGAGAATTTCGGGTTAATTGAGGTCTTAGACAGCGCAAGACCCTCAGACCCGTCTATAGACGGTTCGTAAAATCGCCCATTCATAAACGCGCGCGGCACATACAGCCCGTCTTCTGAAGATATGCACATGTTGATCTGTAGTGTGTTGCCTGAGTAGTCCTCATGGCTTAATTTTAACAGCTCTTTTAGCGCGTAGCGATTAAGCCCTTCATTTGAGATACGCTCATTCGATAAGTAAACCATTCCATTCATTTCGTGTCCTTTAGTGAGTAGCCAATTTTTGCCTCTGCAATGAGTGGCACTTTAAGTGTCACGACGTCTTGCATAATCTGTGTCATAAGCTCCGCAACAAGCGGTGCGTCGGCTACCTTGCACGTTACAATAATCTCGTCATGCACCATAAGCTGAATATTGGCGGGGAAGATGCCGTTGGCTTTGGCGCGAAATAAATTCCGTATCGCTAAGTTGGTAATGTCTGCCGCGCTCCCTTGAATACGAGTGTTAATAACACGGCGCTCGGCAGCTCCGCGCTTACCCATTTGTGTACTTTTAAGATCGGGTAAGAAGCGTCTACGTCCAAGTAATGTCGCGGTATAGCCGCGACGTGTGCTAAGCGTCTTGTAATCTTCCATCCAATCTTTAACGCCCGGAATGAGCTTAAAATACCTGAGTAGGAATTTCTTTGCGTTATCTTCAGACAAGCCTAAGACTTCTGCGAGGGCAGCGGGACCCTGCCCATAAATAATACCAAAGTTTACGCCTTTGGCGCGAGAGCGCTCTTGATCAGTCACGTCCTCGATAGGCTTATTATAGACAATCGAGGCGGTGCGGGCATGGAGATCTTGTCCCTTATGGTAGGCATCGAGTAAGGGTTCGCTCTCGGTAAAGTGAGCTAAGAGTCGGTATTCAATTTGTGAATAGTCTGCACCAACGAGCGCCATGCCTTCATCAGCGACAAAGCATTGGCGTATAAGTTGTCCATCTTCTGAGCGGCTTGGAACCGTCTGTAGATTAGGGTTGGTACAGTTCCAACGTCCTGTCTTAGTACCCATAACGCCAAGCTTTGGGTGACAGTAGTGCTTATGGTCGGCTTTATCGACGAGTGTCTTTGTATAGGCGCTAATAAGCTTGCTAAGGGCGCGGAAGCGGAGAATTTTCTCAGCGCATTTCTTCCCTAATTTAGAGGTGTTGCGTTCGCCTTTTGCCCATCGTTTGAGATTGTTTACATCGGCGCTATAGAGCCCGCTTGCGCCGCGCTCCATACCCTGTAGCACGGGAAAGAGTTTAAGCTTCTGAATGAGGCAATCATTGATCCATTTAGAAGATGAGAGCAGTGCGTCTTCTTGTAGGGTATTCTTAGCGAACCACGCATTGATCGCCTTAACCTCTGCACTCCAGACAGCCTCTAGAGACAGTAATTGGTTTACATCGACCTTAATCCCATACAAGGACATATCTACCGAGTACGGGACGAGCTCACGGTAAATCTCTTGGTAGACCTTAGAGAGTCGGTTATGGTCGAGCTGTTGGTCGAGCAAATGGTAGAGCTTCCCCATCTGTACAACGTCGTCGATTGCATACGGAGCCATTGACGCGATTGGGACGAGGGCAGGGTTGCCTTTACCGAAAGAGGCGAACTCTGTCATTTGGTAGCCAACGAGGTTTTTAACGAGCGATTTTAGTCCATTACCGCCTTGTCTAGAGGGATCAAGTAGCCAAGCCATCGCATAGGTGTCGTGGTATTTAAAGCGTGTCGGGTCGATGCCTTCGTTTGCGAACACGCGGTACTCGAACGCGACATTGTGAATCAGCAGAGTCTTACCGTACAAGCGCTTAATTGCGTCGATTGCTAGGGAAGGGTCGACATTTGGAGGTTCTTCATAAAAGAGGTCTTCGACCGCTGTATGGCGTATGGGTACATAGAAGCCGTGCCATTTATCTTTTTCAAAGACAGCCACAGAGTAGCCAAACATAAACCGATCGTCATCGAGCCCGTTGCCTCTTGGTGAAGTCGTCTCACAGTCGAAGCAGATTTCGTCAAAGCATTCTAAGTAGTCGAACAATTCATTGAGCTGTTTAGTGCTCTGTATTACTCTGCGTATCGGTCGTTTCATAGAACCTCATTGGGTTGGGGGGTTGTGTGGTTTCTGATCTAGGGTGCATGGCGGGAGTCGAACCCGCAAGCCACAATGCACAAAAATGTCCAACACGCCACCACAACGTGAAGGACACCCAACCTTCTGATTAGATCATCAGGTTTTAGGGGAGTTTTCAGAAACTTTTAGAACGGCATGTCACCGCCGCTGTTACTCCAACT